GAAAAAAATCCATAGGGAGGTTTGCGGTAACTCAATGGTATACGGCAATTTCGGAATGGGGATGAAAAAAAACCCGTTGAATTGTTCATCCCTAATTGATGTATGGCCGGAGTACATGGAAGTAAAATTGAAGGGGAAATATTTTTCGGTCACTAACATAAATGAGGTTATTGACGGATGGCAGTTCAAATACGGTCACCACAAAGAAACGTGGACGCCTGAGGAAATCATGCATAACAATGCGCCCAATCTTGATCCTAAAGACGGGTTAATATTTGGAAGTGCTACTGCACTGGCACTCCGTAAACCGCTGTCAAATATTGATATGGCGTATGAGTCGCGTAATGTTCTTATGCAAAATATGGGGATGTCGGCTATTATTACATCGAATAAAGGAGATGCATCTGGTAATATCCCATTGAATGAAGAAGAGAAAAAAATATTGGATATAGAGTATAAAGATTTTGGGACATTGGAAGGACAAAAGCGTGTGTGGTTTAGTTCTATGCCTTTGAACGTTACACAAATGCCGCAAGATGTTAGGCGGTTAGGGTTATTCGATGAGATTGCAACGGATGGAATGTTGGTTGCTCAAGCTTTCGGGGTTCCCTATATTTTATTAAAGCTTGATTTAGCTGGTACTACCTATGAGAATCAGCAATCTAGTTTACGCCATTTATATCAAGGCGCGTTAATTCCAGAAGCGGATGATGAAATGGTTTCGTTTACGTCATTTCTTGGGTTAGACGACACTGAGTGGAGACTTGAGCCGGACTTTAGTCATGTTGCTTGCTTACAAGAAGATGAAGTACGCAAGGCTACAACTAATAGCACTACATCTACCTACATGGAAAGCATGTTCCTAAAAGGAATGGCGACCCGCAATCAATGGATTACATCCGTGGGTTTACCGTCATTAGGCGATGAGGGGGATAAATATATTTGGCAAATGGAACCGGAACAGCAAGCACTTATTTTAAACAAGCCTGCACCATCAGAGCCGATTACCGAGGAAGTGGAACCCGTTGATTTGAGTGAGAAAATGTTTAAGCGAAATGGCGAGCATGTTTTAAATTGATATTATGGACAAGCCAACCAAAGAAGAAATTAAAAGATTGAAGACCGCGAAGGAAAAGGCGATGAAGGATAAAAAAATTATTATTAAGCCTGCGACCGCGCAAGATTATTTGGAATTGAGAGAAGCATACAACTAATTAAAATGAAACTATTCATTTACAAGTATCAGACAATTGACCCATACGGGCGATTCGCTTGGGCTATAAAAGATTTCAATTCTCAAAAGGAACTGTTTCGTTATTTGGTGAGTGAAAAAGAACTGGTATTAAGTCAGCGTAAATCAATTACCAAGCGGGCTGATGCGTGTTTGTTTATGCCGTTGACAATGGAAACCGGAAGTTTCTTAATTGAGAAAGGATTGAAGCCGGTTTATTCAAACGATAAAGAGGCTGGTATATTAAAGCGTACCATTCTGGCTAATACATATTGGTGGATGGATTCGGTTTCTGATGTGCATATTGGTAAGGGTGAGGGGGAGACTGGAATTTTTACGGATTCTATAAAAAATCGCGCAGCAAAAATTTTCCCTATTGACCAACATAACTGGAGCCTAGACGGTCGGATGGGTAAGACATTAAATCTTTACGAAGAAGCAATTTCATGGAGGGCGTTGGGGGTTGGTCGAACTGGAATGACCGAAGGATTATTCGCTGATGCGGAAATCCACAAAAGCAAAAATGAAAATCGATACAATGATTATCTCAATGATGAGATTGATCAGCACTCAGTAGGTATGAATTATATAGACATTGAATTGGCGGTGAACGATGAGCAAGAGTTCCCCAAAGAATCAAAGGTCTTTCAAAAATATATAGGGAAGATTGGTAATAGAACAGCAGTGGAAAAACAGGGGTATTTCTTTGCTGTTTCAAAGGCCAAACTTTTCGAATACTCCGCAGTAATCGCGGGGGCAAATGAATTGACTCCTGTTATGGGGGTCGGCCAGGGGTCAGGTGACAGTGGCAAATCTGAGGAGTCGGGTGACACTCGGAAGGCGGTTGATTACAAATATTTATTACAGAATTTTAAACTTTAAACAATTGAAAATGAAAAAAGGAATTAAACTTTTGGCCATCATGGGGATGGTGCTTATGTGCTTTGTTGGTTATGCCAAAGTGCAAAAAGAAGATGTGAGCAAAACCGAAATCGAAACGGTGATAGCGGCTAAGTCGGCTACCATTGAAGTAAAGGAACATCTTAAGTTGGATAATGCTGAATACAAATCAGCCGTGATAACCAATTCAGGTTTCGGCAATGGTCTGTACTATGTTTCCATTGGAGCGATGGTACTTGGGGCGCTTGTGTTTTTGCGAAAGCTATTTAAACAGGCAGCAAATTTATTTAGCGTTAAGACGTTGACCTATTTAGTTATAGCAGTTGGGTTTGTCGGTTCATTTTTTATGCCTGAATTGGGTATCGCTACAAGCATGGCAATGGCGGCAGTTGTGTTGACCCCTGAGGAGGAAGCAGTGCAAAAAGAAGTGATGACAAAAATTAGCGAACAGACAAAGGCACAGATTGAAACGTTCAGAAAAGAGTTTAGCGATTTAGCAGCGCAAGCGAAAGTTGGTGCCATTAGCAAAGAAGTTTATGATAAGCAAATGGCCGATTTAAATGAAAGGCTAAAAGCATTTGATCCGGCTAAATTTAAAGAGTATCAAGATAAAGTAGCAGCAGCAGAGAAACAACTTAGCGAGCACGTTACAGCCCTAAAAGTTCAAAGTGACGAGATTAAAAAAATGAAAGATGGTGGATTGGGCGGATCAGAAGCCAAGCCGGGTTTACGTGCTGAGCTGAAAAGGATTTTAAATAGCAATGAGTATAAAGAATTCTACGAATCAGGTGGTAAGAAAAAAGTATCGTTCGAATGTAAGACTGTTTCCATTACATCCGATTATACCGGGTCTAGCGTAGTTCATTTAACAACCAGAAGCAACCGGGTAATCGACCATCCTAATGTTATGAGGATGAACATTCGCGACCTGCTTACTGTAGGCCCGACCGATTTACCATACTTGTCGTTCCTTGAAGTGTATGATTGGGTTCGTGCTGCAAGGCCACATTCTGAAAACGAAAGTTTAGCTGAAAGCTCTTTTAAATTAAGGGAGTCAACAGTACAGGTAAAGAGAATTGGTACATCACTGCCGATTTCAAAACGAATGTTGAAGTCAATCCCTTATCTGGAAAATCATTTAGCAACCAGATTGCCGGCACAAGTTAGATATGTGGAGGACTTCTATCTATTGTTCGGTGATGGCGCTGGAAATAATCCGCTTGGAATTTTTGAGGTGGCAGAAGACTTCGCGGATATAATCAACGCGAATATTACTGGTATAGCCGGTGACGTTGCATCAATTGCGACCTATGATGGTGGAGCAAAGACCATTGTTAATTTTACAGCGAATACCAATATCAATAACGGTGATACAATCACTTTTGCTAATGCTGACGTGGCTCAATACAATGATGCGTTTACTGCATTAGTAGTCGGCCCCCGTCAAATTGTTATCGAGATTGCGTACTCCGCTGAAGCGGATGTTTCGGATTGGACGTTTTCAGTTACCAGTAAGTTCAAAGAAAGAATCGAAGCGGCACAAGAAATCGATGTTTTGAAAGTTGCTAAGACATTGGTAACCCGTGAAGAGTACGCATGTACTGGTTACGTGCTTCACCCTGATGATGTATGCGCTATTAAATTATTGAAAGGTAATGATGAGCATTATATTGATGTTAGCTATTCTGATAATGGCACGTTGATGATTGCAGGGATTCCTGTAATTGAAACAACCGCTATGCCATCAGGCAAGTTTGCTGTAGGTGATTGGACTTTAGGCGCTTCTTTGCTTGAGTTTACTCCGTTGATTCTTGAGTTTTCAGAATCTACTCAGGAGAAACTTACTAATACAGTCATGGCTATCGTAAGCGAGGAAATTATTTTCCCTATTTACAATCGGTTCATGTTTGTAGTTGGTGATTTCGTAACAGCCAAGGCAGCAATAGCAGTACCTCCAACTACTTAATAGTATGAGACTGGTAATTGAAGGAACGGCTGATAGGATCGCGGTAATCAAAAAGCGGTTCCGGGGGTTTGGGGTAAAGTTTATTGATGAGGGGGGCAGTACTGCAACGGCTGGCACTGTATACAATGATCCAGCATACTTATCAATGAAGCTTGAAAACGATCACCTAAAAAGCGTCTTGAAAATGTCAAAGGCAATGGACAATGAATTGATTGAAGCAAAAGCTGAAATTGAATCATTGAAAGCAAAACTCAATGGGCCGCCTGTATTACAGGAAGAACTAGAGCCGATTCAAAAAGCAAAAGGTAAATCCAAAAAGTAAATGTTTGTACCGATAGCTTCTTTTAATAAAGTACCTTATCAAATTCCCGGGAAGGAATTAAGTAGTGACGGTGGTGTAAGCTATCGCGCTACTTTCTCAAATTTCGTGGACACGACTGAGGCTACAATATTAAAGAAGCTATTGGGTATAAAACTTTACGACCAATTTATTGCCGGGCTAAATCCTGTATCACTTGATTATCCATTGGAAAAATGGATGAACATAGAGTATGGTGCTCAGTATGAATTTGGCGGGGTTACTTATGAATGGGTTGGTTTAAACACGCTGCTAACTCCATACATCTATAAGGAATGGCTATCCAGAACTTTTGATAATCATTCTGAAACCGGGATTTCCATTCCTAAAGTCGAAAATGCAGAAGTGACAAGCCCAGGTTTACGGATGGTGAGAGCGGATAATGAGTTTTTTAAGTATGCAGGAAATCAGCATAAGGTTGATAACTCTTTGTTCGGGTTCCTTTACGTGAACAGCGCGGACTATGCTGATTGGGTTTTTACGGATGTTAGTAATATGAATCGGTTTCAATGATAGCTTTAGTAGACGAAATTGAAACAGTTGTAACGGCTATGAGAAATCAAACCGTTAAGCCTTGGACTGGTTCAATAGCTACTGATCCGTATTATATGTACGGGCATCGTTTAGAAATTAATAATCGATTGAAGGAAAAGAATGATGATGAAACGGCTAAGTATCAAAAGTATCCATTAGTGGCGTTACGTATGGACTTTACGGAGAAAGTAGAGAATGGGGTATGGCACTACAATTTGAACATAGCGATTTTAGCATCAACGGAAAAAAACTATACCACTGACGAAAGAATGGTGAATGTTTTTAAGCCAATTTTATATCCGTTATACGAGGCGTTTA